CGATTGCATTCGCTAGCTAGCATCTTCTGTGTACTGTTTGTTATTGTATTTATAAAGTACAATATTATTTAATTAATTTATGTAAACCTATTGACAATTAAAAGGTACAATGCTATAATATAATTACAGTAAAGGAAAACAATAATATTCAATAAAAAGGAGAGAAAAAACTATGAAAAAACAAGAACAGTTAGCAATCAATGAAAAGGTGCTTGAAATGGTGTACAGAACAGAAAATGAGGTTAAAATAGCAACAGATATAAAATGGCATAGATTAAGAAGTTGTCAAGCATATGTAGCAGATATCGGCAATATTTCAGTATTACGCTCATATGATACAATTATTGCAGTTATCGACCATGCTACTGATACACTTTATGATTTCTTACGTTATGTATACGGCTATACAGCGACATCAGCACACCATATTGCGAAATTTAATCATGATTATTGCAATGGATATTGGTGTTGTGAGAACCGTCTTACATATAGAGAAGTTTAAAAATAGTAGGGCGAAAGCCCTAAATAATAAAATGTTTTACTTGAAAAAAAATAAAGGAGAGAAAACAATGAAGAAAATTGAAGAAATCAGAAAAGAACTTGAGGAAAGAAAAGATCGAAGCGCATGGAATAAAGGCGTTACAGTTTACGCCCTGGAATTGCTTGAAGTATACGAGGGACGCGCAGATTACGAAGGCAGAGACGCAGAAGACAGAAAAGAATTCAAAGAATGGATAAAGAATGGCGCGGACAGTTGGGAGGGGTACAGCTGGGGCGGTTCTTCCTTGATCTATAATGGAGATATTGCCGATCGGCTTTGTTGCCCGTCAGAACTTAAAAAGACACGCAACGGAGAACGCAGACCAAACAACCGAGAGGAATGGCTTGACGTGCAAGCAAGGGCTTTATATCAGGCATCAAAAAGATTATTAAACGTTGCTTTTTAAGAGATAATAAAATATTTCACGTGAAACATAAGGAAAGGAAGAAAAAACAATGAAAGAAATTAAAATTACAATTAAAAACGCAAAGGACATGGAAGAGTTTGTAAAAATCAATGCAACTAAGACAACTATAGATTCAAAAGGAAATGTCAGATGTGACATTGAAAACATATTAGAAACATATTTTTTAATTTATGAGGATGAAAAATTAACAAGTATTATTAAAAAATGTACATCTAATAGTGAAGATGTTTACATTGTAAAATATGTTGTAGAACAGCCAAAAGAAATAGTAATTTATGGAACAAAAATAAAATACACATCTGCGGATAGAGAAATCGTAAATTTATTTATTAAAGCATGCAATGAATATATGAAAAATGAGTGTGGAATATACAAACCAACTTCAATTCAAATTGAAATGTTTAATAGCGGGTTATGTGATAAACTTATGGATGATAGTATTATTAATATGAAATATGGCTATGACTTAGTATAAATGTTTCACGTGAAACATAAGAAAGGGGGGTGAAAAACCTATGGCTGAATGGATAACACACGCACAAGTTCGCAAGCGTTTTCAAGACCACTTCTGCGAAACGCTTTATGAACACCCTGAAATAGTAACTCCTAAAACTATTGAGGAGTACGAGCACATCAAAGATATTATGATAGAAGAACACGGAACAGCATTAAGTGTTTGTAACACAACGTACAAGACAAACATACACTATGCATTCTTGTATAAAATAAAAGATAAAGTATACGATAATGGCAAATACTATATCGCATACATAACAAATGACCAGCGTATTGACGTCCCAATCAGTGCGACATTAATAAAGGAGCTATATTCATGGGTAGAAGAAAAATTAAAAGAAAAATAAAAAACATCATAGAATCAATTATTCTAATCATAGCATTAACAGTATTGATATACGGAACATTTTACTTTATTGGGTTAGTAATTGGAATCTTAGTTCCAATGCCGTAAATTAGTAATAGCATTTATTGTTACACTATTAAAATGGTTTCACGTGAAACATTGTAAAAAGGAGAATAAAATTATGAAAAATATAGAAAAATTTAAGGATGAAATCTTAGACATTATTTCTAAAGGTGGTAATATTGCAGTCGATAATATAACTTATGAGCCTGTCGATTGTAATAGTATTGGCTGTGGTACTTGTTTATTTTATGGCTGTGGTGGGTGTTCTGATATGCTAAGTGAATGGGCTAGGCGAGAATATAAAAAGCCTGTCGTAATATCATATAAAGACAGTCTCTTTCTTAATTTCATTAAAGAGGATTATAGGCATATAGCAAGAGATAAAACTGGTCTTTTATATGCATATGTTAATAGCCCCAAAAAAAATCAAGATATAGGCTGTTGGTGTTGTTGGGGTGGAAGTACAGTACTTCCGATTCATGCTTTTAATATTGATTTACCTATGATTAAATGGGAAGACGAGAAACCATGGAAAATATCTTATTTAAAGAAATTAAAAGTAGTAAAAAATTATTAAAAACTACTTGACATTTCAAGCGTAATCTGATATACTTAATAATGTAAGGAAGATAAATATTTTTTCCAACTTACATACCACACCATATAGGGCGGTGTCCACAGCACCGTCCACTCACAAAAATAACAGATATTCCGACACCCATGTAGGCGAAAAAATCGGTGGCATCGTGTAAAGGTTCGATTCCTTTTATCTGATTCGGTTTCTAATGAAACCGTGTTCTCAGGCAGTCTAGCAAGTACAAAACAAAAAAGAAAGAGGTGAAAAAAGTAAAATGGCAAGAGCAAGAAAAGTAACAAGAACTATCTCTTCAACTAAAGTTATCGTTATGTGTGTTGACACAGAGACAGCTAAAGTTGACAACTACGAGGTTACAATCGCAGGAACTTACACAGATGAAAAGAAGCTGATGAAAGCGGTTACTAAAGTAGTAGAGACAGAAACACTAAAACCAGTTTCAGTTGTTTCAACAGAAGTTATTGAGACACTGTACGGAATGGATGAACAGAAGTTCATTGAAATGGCAGAGGTATTACCGCCAAGAGACAAAAAAGAAGATACAGACGAAGTAGAAGAGTAAGTAAAAGAAAAAGGAGAAAATAACAATGAGTAAAATTACAATCACAAAAGCAAGCAGAGATTTAACAGAAGTAGAGCAGTATCTTATGACAATGGATGCAGGAATCACATCCATGAAAGATGTAGAAGACGGAACATCAATTCCAGTAGATGCTTACATTGAGTACAAAGATACAAAGAATGACGGAACAGAAGCAGAGCTTCTTTCTATCATCACAGTTGATGGAAAAGTGTATTCAACACAGTCCGCAACATTCAAGTCTTCTTTGAAGTCAATTCATGAACTGATGCATGGTAAACCGTATGCAATCGTAAAACGCAGTGGAGAAACAAAAGCAGGACGTCCATTTGTTGACTGTGGACTTGATGTTAACTCGGTAAAATAAGTAAAGTATTTTTCATAGCAAATAATTTTCTTTCCTAAAATATAATGGGTGGGCAGAACGCCTACCCTCTTTTAATCTAAAAATGTGAGAGGTGTGATAAAATTGAAAAAGAGCAAATCAAAGTATAGTCAATACTATAAGCAATATCAGCGCAAAGTATCAGCATTAAGAAAACAGAATATTGAATTACGTGGTGCGAACGTATATCAAACAGAATCACAGTTGAGAAAATGGGGCATCCAAGGAAGAGACTTGGCAAAGATAACAAGACAGTTAAAAGCAGATATCAAGAATCTTGCAAAACAGGAAGCCTATTCAACTACAACAGGGGAAATATCAACAGTCGGTAAACTAAAACATGAACTAGCATCTGAACGAGCCAAGCGAAGTGCAGAGACAAGAAAGCGTAATAAGGAATCCGCTAGAGAATTTTGGACTACTGACAATCTGCCAACTGCACATGATTTAGATGGCGAATACCATTTGAATCAGCCACAGCTAGGAGACATTACAAATAATAACTTTATTACAGAGTTTTTAAGTAGGATAACATCGCCAATACCGACAGAGACTATATACGGTAAAAAAAGAAAGAACGCTAATATAGAAAGAGCGCAAGAAGCGCAGTCTGCTCTATTAGCTCTTTATCGCAACACTTTAAATAAAGATGGTGAAATAGCTGTAGGAGAACGTCTTGCTAATAATTGGGATTCAATTAAGTTGCACTTAGAAGTAGTTTTAACAGATTCAAAAGGTGTTAACGTTGCTTCATCATTGGAAGCTATTGGAGAAATTATTATAGGTAGAACATTATCTGTTGTAGAACGTGATGCTTTAAACGATGAACAGGAATCACTTTATTCTTGGGATATTGAGGACAATACTTATGAATAGTAAACGACACACAAGAATGTTCATGTGTGATTTTGAAACCACGGTATACGAAAACCAAGACCATACAGAAGTTTGGGCAGTTGCAATTGTAGAGCTATTTACAGAGAACGTTACAATTCTACATCGAATTGAAGATATGTTTACATACTTTCGTGCTTTAGATACAAATATCATAGCATTTTTTCATAACCTAAAATTTGATGGTGCTTTCATACTTGACTATTTATTAGCGCAAAAGAAATATCCACAGGCACTCAACAATGATAACGGCGTGTACTCATGGAAAAAGAACAAGGAAATTCAAACTAATGAAGTACGATACAGTATCTCCGACAAGGGAATGTGGTATTCTATCACACAGAAACTTCCAAACAATAAGTTATTAGAGTTCCGTGATTCTTTGAAGCTTTTACCATTCTCCGTTGAAGTTATTGGAAAATCATTCGCAACGAAACACAAAAAGCTAGATATGGAATACACCGGCTACAGATATGCAGGATGTGAGATAAGTGAAAAGGAACGCGAGTATATTGCAAATGACGTTCTTGTGGTAAAAGAAGCACTTGAAATCATGCTAGAACATGGGCATGATAAATCAACCATTGGCTCATGCTGTTTAGAAGAGTTCAAAAAAGGATATGACAAGACAGATTACGCTCAATTATTCCCCGATATTTATAAGATAGAAACAGGAATAACAAAATACCCTACTTTTGGAGATTACATTCGCAAATCATACCGTGGTGGTTGGTGCTATCTTGTAAGAGGGAAAGAAAATAAAATATACCATTACGGTACAACAGCAGATGTTAATAGTCTTTATCCATCTATGATGCACTCTGATAGCGGTAACTTTTACCCAGTAGGGAGACCGCACTATTGGAGCGGAAACTTTATTCACGAAGAAGCGTTAAAAAAAGACCCACAGGGTGACCCAAGATACTTTTTCTTGCGTATCCGTACAAGGTTTCACGTGAAACAAGGTTATTTACCATTCATTCAAATTAAAGGTTCTCCACTCTATCGTGGTACAGAAATGTTAGAAACAAGTGACGTATACAGTAAGAAGTACGATAAATATTTTCCATACTATTACGACAGCGGAAACAACAGGCATGAAGCGATAGTAGAAATGGTGGTAACTTGTACTGATTATTATTTGATGCTAGAACACTATGACTTATATGATTTTGAAATCATAGACGGTGTATGGTTCTATGCAATGAAAGGAATTTACGACGAATATATCAACAAGTACGCAGAGATTAAGAAGAAAAGCAAAGGAGCACAGCGTACTCTTGCAAAGCTATTTCTGAATAATCTTTACGGAAAGCAGGCATCCTCTAAAGATAGTTCATTCAAGATAGCGTACGTGAAAGACGACGAATCACTAGGTTTTATACGACAGGAAGAGAACAACAAGAAAGCAGGCTATATACCATGTGGTTCTGCTATCACATCATATGCAAGAGAATTTACGATTCGAGCCGCACAAAAGAATTACCATGGTGTAAATGAACGTGGTTTCATTTATGCCGATACTGATTCTATTCATTGTGATTTATTACCCGATGAAATAGAGGGCATAAGAGAACACCCAACAGAATTTAACTCATGGTCATTGGAATCATGCTGGGATATTGCTACATTTACAAGGCAGAAAACGTATATCGAACACGTAACACATGAAAACAGAGAACCAATAGAAGAACCGTTTTATGACGTGAAGTGTGCAGGGATGCCAAACAAGTGTAAGAATCTGTTTGTATTATCCATGCAGGGTAATGCAGATATAAACGGTTATACAGAGCCAAGAACAGGCACGCACAAAGAATGGACGGAAGAGGAAAAACAGTTTTTATTTAAAGGCGATAAACCTATAAAACGTGATTTATCAGATTTTAAAATAGGACTTAAAGTACCTGATAAGTTACGCCCTAAGAGAATGAGGGGTGGGGTGTTACTGGTAGAGACAAGTTATGAAATGAGGTAATAAAAAATGAAAGTTAGATTGCAAGATGTTGTAGAGCATTGTATAAATAAAGCATATTGTACTAATTGTCGTTACTGGAAAAGTGGTGAATGTATTGCTAAAATTGACGGGTTTCCACCGTTTAGATTTGAAGATTATTTTGCTATATGTAAAAGTGTACCACAGTTAGCAAAAGCATTATATACCAATGAGGAGATTGAACTATATGAAAATAACAGTGAAAGAACTTATTGAAATTTGCTCAAGTTATTACGCACAAGGTTGTGTTGAGTGCCCTTTTTACGCATATAAATGCTATGAGCCGACATACCCGAACATGCCAAGAGACGCAAGAAAACACAGCAAATTTAAGAAAGAAAAAGAGCTGAATAAAGAAGTTACATTAAAACTAGATAAATAAAACAAAAAGGTACTTTGTTTCACGTGAAACATTGTACCTTTTATTTATATCATGAACTACTGGTGAAAACGGTCTAAAGTCTGTTAGGACAAGGGAGCAACCCCGACCATAGAAACAGCAGTCTATTCCACCTGTGCGTTCTGCTTCTATGTTTTTCGCTTTCTGACAGTAGATGATACCATTAATAACTAAGAGCCTGCAACACAGCTTCTTTACATTGTAAATCTTTGAAGCGGAAACATCCACGTTCAAAGAAGTATCTCATATTAGATAAAAACAAGTCATTGCTCTTGAGCATTACATAGTTTACGTTGTGGTCATCTGTGGTAATACTAATTCGATATGGGTAAGTCTTGTCTGCTCTATCATCACAGTAGATAATACCTAAGTCCATATACTCTTTGATAGCGTAATCTCTACCAAGATAACGGAGTGTAGCAACATAAGTACATTCTCCTATAGGCTTTTCAATAAATGCATTACTATCATTAAGGTAAGTAGCTTGTGCAGAATATGCTACATAATCATCACTAATAAATGCACGATTAAAACCACTTTCTGTCTGTGCTTTACTTGCCGATTCATTATACCCTTGTTCTAGTACGAAGCCATTTCCTCTTAAGAATTTCGTGTCAGATTTAAGTCTATTTGAAATCTTCATTGCTATGTAATAAGGGTTAATAAGTGACACAGGATTAGACATCATATAGACAGGCACATAGCGTACTTGTTTTCCCTGACCACGTGCAATAGAGGTGTGAATAGAAATAAATTTCTTTACTTCATCAGAACAGTAACGGTTCGTTTCACTCTGAAATTCATCAAAAATAAGACAACTAATATCACTGAACATATGGGAATTCTTCTTAACAGTATCTGCATTATTAAGTGCCATGGCATATCCACAGGAAACGTTATTTAAAAACAATTCATGGAACTTTCCATGCATCATCGGTTTACTTGTCATTTCATACTCATGAAAGAATAATTCTTTGATATCTTTGAAAAATTTATCAGCTACGCCACTAAGTTCGTAGTCATATCTGTACAATAGTCCAAACTTTTCACCCTTTGATAAAAATTTATTGACAACCAGTTTACCAAAATAAGTAGTTTTACCGCCCGTACGGTTACTTGTTACCATGTAAATTTCGGGTCTTTTATTATTTAAATCTAACAAACTTAATAGTTTTGTGCCGTCATAATAGCTCATTTTATCACCTCTTTTATATTATAACACAAAGTAGACAGTTTGTCAATTATTAGACAGTGCGTATTTTAATAGACACCGTGTCTATAATTATACAATCTGTTGACAAATAGACATTATGATGATATAATTAAATAAGAAAGGATGTGATTAAAGCTATGGATATGAACGCAGTAACAACAGCAATCTCAACGCTTGGTTTTCCTATTGTGATGTGTGGTGCTATGTTTTGGTACATGATTAAAGAAAAAGATGCACATAAAGAAGAGATGAACAGCGTGACAGAAGCATTAAACAACAACACAATTATTCTACAGAAGTTATGCGACAGACTGGACGGTGATAAGAATGACAGCGTATAATGTACACGGCGGTCACTCTTTGAAATGTCGTGGTGCTAGTGGGTTACTGGACGAAGTAAATGAGGACAGAGCAGTTAAAAATAAGTTAATCGAACTGTTAAGAGCAAATGGTTATACTGTGTATGACTGTACAGACGATTATAGCACTACACAGAAAGCAAATTTAAGTAACATTGTTTCTAAGTGTAACGCTCATAATGTTGAATTAGATATCTCTATTCACTTGAATAGCGGTAGAAATGATAGCAATGGTGACGGAAAAATTGGTGGGGTTGAAGTCTTTGGATATGACGATAGAATCTATGGCGTAGCATACAAGATTGCAGAAAATATTTCCAACACTCTTGGTATAGGCTTTCACGGCTCTCCTGTAAAATACAGAAAAGATTTATGTGTACTAAGAGAAACAAGAGCAAAAGCAATTCTGATTGAATGCTGTTTTGTGGATGATAAAGACGATGCGAACAAATGGAACGCTACAAAGTGTGCTATGGCTATCGCATCTGCTCTTGGGTGTAAAACAAATATTCCCACTGTGAAACCTATCACGAATGTTTCACGTGAAACATACACATATTTTCCAGTATTTAACTCAAGTAGTTGTTCAATTGTAGATTGTTTGAAATCAATCGGTGCAGATTACAGTTTTTCGTATCGTAAGCGTATTGCGACTAAGAACTGTGTAGCAAATTACAGAGGTTCAGCACCACAGAACGATAAACTGGTTTCACTTGGCAAGAAAGGAAAACTAATTAAACCGTAATGGCTATAAATCTAAACAAAGGTTATCAATGGGCAATCAACACTTGCAACGCTCCAAACGTTGGATACTCACAGCAGTACCGATATCAAAAGACGGTGAATGGTATCACATATTATGATTGTTCCACGTTTGTGGGTTACGCAGTAATCGAAGCAGGATTTCCACTTAATATTAGTGGTTTCTACACTGGAAATATGGTAGGTATCTTAAAAGGCTTAGGGTTCACACAGTATGATAGTAAAGATATTGAATGGAAACCGTTTGATATTTTATGGAGAAGTGGACACACAGAGATTTGCTACCAAGGTAGTGGGGTAGGAAAAGGCATTACAATGGGAGCGCATACAAATGGTATCCCATTAGCAGACCAAGTAAGCATAAATAACGGAGATTCTACGGCGAATAGTTTCCCTATCTTATTAAGATATGGTGAGGGTGATGCTACTGGAATTGGCGCAAGTATCTATGTAATCTCTGCGCTATGTGGTAACGCTTGGAGAGAGTCCAATATCAACCCAGCTCTTAATGAGCGTGGTGGTGGTGGTTTTGGTCTATTCCAATGGACAGGTGGAAGAAAGACAGCATTACTTGAATATCTTAGTTCACAAGGTTTATCAAGTACAGACCCTAACGGACAGATGCAATACTTAATTGAGGAAAATGACTGGATTGGTACAAGCCATGGTATTTCATCATTGGACGAATTCTTACATTCAAGTAGTACAGATATCGCAGGTCTAACCGAAGCTTTTATGTCATGTTGGGAACGACCTGGTGTGCCAGCTCTAGAAGAACGTATACAAAACGCAAATAAATGTTACAACTACATTCAGACACACGGAAATGATACTTCAATCAATAGATGGGTGGCAGAAGACAGATACTTAACAGAAGCAGAAATACTTAACAACGCAGTTTTATTATACCGATTTTATAGCGTAGGCGGTGGCGGTGGCGGTGGCACACCGTACAAGCCAAAATCGAAATTCCCTATGTGGTTCGCTATTATCGGTGGTGGAATTAACAGGAGATATTGAAATGGCAGTTTTATCGAAAGAAGATTTTTTAAATCTAATCAAAGAAAGAACAAAAGACAGTACAGATGATGAAACATTAAAATTCATCGAGGATGCAACAGACACAATTAACTCATTATCAGATACAGACGGTGAAGACTGGAAGACAAAGTACGAGGATAATGACAAGATGTGGAGACAGAAATATAAAGATAGATTCTTTTCCGCAGGTGATAGCGCAGGAAATGGACATAAACAAAAAGACGAAGAAGAGGAAGAGGAAGAAGAAAAAGACAAGGAAATTGTAGCAGAAAATTTTGACGAATTATTTAAGTAAAGGAGATGTAAATTAATGGCTCACAGAGTTAAACTAACAACACTTGATGCAAGTTCTCTGAAAATCATTAACACAATCAGAGAGAATGCATCCTATGAGTATCAGCAGAACGTGCCTGTAATTACAGACGCTAAAATGATTCCTAAAGTTGGAGAAATCATTGTAGGTAATGGTTCACTACAGAATCAGTTCCTTAATGCACTTATGAACAGAATCGCAAAAGTAGTGATTGAAAGTGCAACATTTAACAATCCATACTCACACCTTAAAAAGGGGTATCTTGAAACAGGTGAAACAATCGAAGATATCTTTATCGGTATAGCAAATGTTGTTGAGTATGACGCAGAAAAGGGAGAAGAAAGAGAGTTCAAGAGAAATCTTCCAGATGTTAGAAGTGCTTTCTATGTAATGAACTGGAGAACACAGTACCCACTTACAATCCAAGACGAAGACCTTAGAATGGCATTCACATCAATTGACGGTGTGACTTCATTCATTGCTAAACTGGTAGATGGAATCTACACAGCGGTAGAGTATGACGAATTCTTACTGTTTAAGTATCTTTTGATTAAAGCTATTTCACATGGTAAGACAACACCTGTTTCAATCGGTGATGGTACAACTATTACAAACGATGCAAGTAAGTATCGTGGTATTTCTAACAAGATTACATTCATGTCTAAGAAATACAATCAGGCAGGCGTAAGAACAACAACACCAAAGACAAGACAGGCAATCTTCATGGATGCCGAGTACAACGCAAAATTTGATGTAAATGTTCTTGCTAATGCTTTCCACATGGAAAAAGCAGACTTTATGGGTAGACTTCACTTGATTGATGACTGGACAAGTTTTGACAACGAAAGATTTGATATAATTCGTGCTAACTGTGATTCAATCGAAGAAGTAACAGCAGAAGAACTTACTGCTATGAGAAATGTGAAAGCAGTTCTTGTGGACGAAAATTACTTCCAAGTATACGACAACCTGTCAAGAATGACAGAACAGTATTGTGCAAGCGGTATGTACTGGAATTATTTCTACAACACATGGAAGACTGTGGCAGTTTCACCATTCTCTAACATGGTTACATTCGTAACAGATGATGCAAGTATTGCACAGCCTGCAACAGTAACAGTTAAAGTAAGTGGAAAAGATATTGCAGAAGAAGCAACAGTATTTACACTTGAAGTGCAGGACGATAACGTTTCTCTTGCAAACGGTGCTTATCAGTTTGTACAGACACAGGATGCTGTCACTAATGGAATTGCAATACACAAGTATGGTGCGGTAATCTTCCCAAAAGGAAAGACTACGACTACACTTGAAATGATTTACGGTGGTTACAAGTACACAGCATCTACAGCACTTACAACAGATTCCAATGTAGGTAATACAATTACCTTTAATAAGGGTGATGCAGTAGCACTTGCGGAAGATAATGGAAAAGCTGTGGCGGGTGAACCTACACAGTCAAAAGTTAAGAAACTTAACTAATCTACAAGTTTCACGTGATTCTGAAATATGTTTCACGTGAAACATTCTTACTATGAAAGGAGAACTAACATGGCAAGACAAGTTTATGCAGACAATGTGGATGCAAACGGTAAGGTGTTTGAAACTGTTGGTGATAATATCCGAAAGGGTGCAAGAGCTGGGGATCTGTTAATTCTAGAAAAGATTGATGCACTTGACCATGAGATTTCTTCGTTGCAAGCTGATGTAACAGAGAACAAGAGTGGTATTAAAAAGAACAGTGATGATATTTATTTACTAAACGAAGATTTAGTTGAATTAAAAAAATTATATGATAATTGGTATAAAGGTAAGAAGTTAACGACTTTTGGGGACGGTATAACAGAGCAAAACTTATGGCAGAGTTTCGTGAAGGACAAAATTCTTTTTGCGACTATCGTAAATAAAGGTATTAGTGATACTAGAATTAGTGGAAATATCAATAATGCTATGTGGCAGAATAATAGAATTAACGCTTTACCTTCAGACACAGACGTATTAACTATTATGGGCGGAACCAATGACAGTGTCGCTTCTGTTAATATTGGTGATATATCTATAACTAACCATAATACGAATACATTTGTTGGTGCTTACAATGTTTTGATTTCTAAGTTATTATATAAATTTTACAATTTATCAAGCGGTAAATATTCAGATATAAATTATAGTGGTTTAATAAAATCTGCTACATTTAAGGACATAGTAATCTATATTATGACACCGCCATTCAATGCAAATACGAATTACTCGGGTGAAAATTCAGCAAGACTTAAAGCTATTGCAGACGCAACAAAAGATGTTGCTAAAATGTGGGGTATTCCTTGCATAGATATTTATTACAATTCTGGTATCAATACAGAAAATGTAAATGCTTTGTTACAAGACGGTATTCTCCCTAATAATTTAGGTGCTAAAAAGATAGCAAGTGTTGTAGTCAATGAGATGAAATCACATGCACCAATCAACTAAAGAAGACTTTAATTAACTAATAAAAGAGAGGTGATAACTTGATTGAACCAAAAACAGATATCCGACTATTAACAGGCGTACCACTTGACCCAACCTACAACCACACCATCCGCTTCACAGACGCAACAGCACAAAGCACCTACTTTGCGAACAAAACAAAGCACCAACTATCACGCCAAACCTATCAGCGCGTGCAACGTGGTTACGCAAAAGTCCAGTTATCCGCAGACGATTGTTACGACTGCAATTACATGATGTTTCGTAACACTTCCTATGGTTCAAAGTGGTTCTATGCTTTCATCACTGGTGTAGAATATCTAAACGACAACGCCTGTTACATTACATTCGTATTAGACGTTATTCAAACATGGTGGTTTGACTTTACCATACGAGACAGTATGGTTGTTCGTGAACACAGCGCAACAGACGCAATAGGCGATAACATTCTTCCAGAGCCTGTGAAACTAGGTGAGTATGTAGAAGGTAGTCACGGAACAGGTATTAACATTATGAAACCTCTTTCTGTAGTAGTTGCAATATGTGACAACAATGAAAGAACAGTAGGTGGATTGTTTGAGGGTGTTTTTTCAGGGTGCGTATACTATGCTTTTGAGTGCGGTACTCAATCTCAAATGGATGCCCTTAAAGAACTGGTTATCAGATACACAGAAAGTCCCGATAGCATTGTTGCTATGTGGATGTGTCCAACCATGTTTATAGGTACAAAGAGTGATGACAACAAAATACAAGCTACTGAAAAGGGAGCTTCATATGATTCTGATGAAACATTTATCAAGCCAGTAGACCCTGCAACAACATCTTTAAATGGCTATAAACCTAAGAATAACAAACTTTACACTTACCCATATAACTATTTCCAATTTGACAACGGTGTTGATAACAGTCTTGTGTTGAGATATGAATTCTTTGAGAATCTAACACCTAGATTCCGTATTGAGGGCACAAAGAATACGCCTGTGAAAGCGTGTGTATTCCCTACACACTACAAAGGTAGTGGCGAGAACCCTTACAGGATGGAATCATTAAACATGATGGACTTTCCAATGTGCAGTTGGAATAATGATGCTTACAAAGTATGGCTAGCACAGAACACCTACATCAATAAAGTTAAAATGGCACAAACAGTTGTAAACTCAACCGTCGGTGCTGTAGCGGGTATGACAAATAGTGCGCTAAGTGGAAATATTGCAGGTGTGGTTGGTGAAGCCGTCAACGCTATTTCACAACCTGCAAACGAATATATTAATCAAACACTTAACGAATATAGTGCAAGTATCCAAGCCGACTTATTCCGAGGAACTCTTGGAAACAGTAACTTACTAGTAGCACAGGGAGAAAACAAACTGTTCTATCGTAGAATGTGCATCCCTTATGAGTACGCAAGAAGCATTGATACATTCTTCACTATGTTCGGTTACGCTTGTAACAGAGTGAAACAGCCTAACGTATGTAGTGGTAAAGGTTTAAGACCTCACTGGAATTACATTCAGACAAGTGGTTGCGTTGCACGTGGTAGCGTTCCATCACCCGATATGCAAATTATCTGTAAAATATTTGACAGTGGCATAACATTTTGGGAAAATGGTGAGGAAATTGGAAACTATTCATATGACAACAGTCCTGTATAAAGAGGTGATAACAGAATGGGAAGAAACAGAAGAAACAAATATAAAAACCAGTTTTTTACAAGTATGCTACAAAACTGCGTATCATGGCAATACTACTATAATCGATTAAAAGAAATTGCAATTTCTTGCATCGAATGGAAGAATTTACCCGAAACAGTTGATGCTAGATTCTTGGAACTAACGTTGTTTGAGGATGGCGCAGGTGTTTACTTCAATGATGATGTGCTTGGTGATTTATTTTTACAAGCAACTCTTGATGGCAGATTAAACGTATACCGTGAACCAATCAAAACAAAAGCATACGCAGTAAACGGATACTTAAAAGATTTGAATGAAAAGAACAGCGTGATTATTCATAACAATATGTTACACACCAACAGCGTTGATGCTTGTAAAATGTTCGCTATGCGTTTAGCAAATATTGACAGAACGATTGACGTAAACATTAACGCACAGAAAACACCAGTTCTTATCAAGTCGGGTGAAAATGAACGTTTGTCAATGGTGAACCTGTATCAGCAGTATGACGGCGGAATGCCTTTTATATTTGGAAGTGACCAGTTAAATACAGACAATATCACAGCAATTAGAACAGATGCACCTTTCGTAGCACCACAGCTTTACGAATTGAAAACAAACATATGGAATGAAGCGTTAACGTATCTTGGTATTTCAAACGTAAACATTACGAAACGTGAACGACTTGTGAGTGACGAGGTGAACCGTTCACAAGGTGGTAGTATTGCAAGTAAATTCAGTCGTTTACATGAACGTCAAACAGCAGTAGAAAAAATCAACAAAATGTTCGGAACAAATATCAGCGTAGACTATAGGGAAGAACTTGACACAAGTTTAGATGGATTAAATGTTTCACGTAAAACATTACAGAAAGGCGGTGACGTAGGTGAGTAGTTACACAACAGAGGTACGATTTATCTGTGAATCTCTTTACCGATTGGAACACAGCACAGGATACAATGATATTGAAAAGATATTAAAATCTGTTCACAAAAAGATATTCGACTTTGACTATCCTATTTTTGATGAAAAATACAGAAGTGTACTTGAAATCATGATTTTGAGACATTTCTACACAAGAGAAATAGGATTCGAAACAGTTGGCTTATGGAAATTGAAGCTTGCAGACAAAATGATAAGTATTATGCCATACTACAATAAATGGTACGCAAGTGACCTGCTAGAATTCAATCCGTTATGGGATACGGATTTTACTAGAAAAGGTAACATAAACGACACAAACAAAAGTAAAAATGACAGTGAATCAACAGACAAAGGAAAACAAACAAACAGTAACACTAGTAAGTTAAAAAGCAAATTTTCTGATACTCCACAAGGTAGTATATCAAGTCTTGAAAATGACACTTATCTTACAAGTGCAACGATTGACGAAACAAACGGAAGTTACACAAACACAAACGAAAACAATTCAAAAAATACAATAAAACATGAGGCTACTAACTTAAACGAATATTTTGAAATCGTACAAGGGAATCGTGGTGTATTTGACAATGGTACAATGTTAAAACATTATCGTGAAACATTAACAAATATTAATAAACATTTATTAAGTGAACTTGAAGATTTATTTATGCTATTATGGTAAAGGAGAACACATATGTATAATTTTGACAGAAATGGCTGTGGGATAGGCGGTGTTGGAAATCCAGTATTACCTCTTACTTATGATGACTCATTAAGTTATGAAGAGCAGATTGCAAAACTGTATAAAATGTTCAATGACCTAAAAACAGAAAGAATTTACAACAATACATTCAATATTACAGACAATACAAAACTAGCAGATGCCGTAATTCCAAGAAAACTAATTCGTAACTACACCTATGATATGATGGTTGAAGACATCGACACGCTGATGCTCAACTATCCAAAAGTACGCAAAAAAATTATTGGTACATCTGTTCTTGGATTGCCGTTGATTGCTATGGAGTACGGCACAGAAACAGCAACTAGACATATGTTTGTTTTCAATGGTTTTCATGGCACAGACTGTAGTGCTAGTATAGCTATTGCGCAGATGGAAGTGTTAGCGAAAAATGCTGTATATGATGGTGTGGATATGTGGAGTGAGATTCTTGACAATGACACTTGTATACACGTTATCCCAATGGCGAACCCAGATGGTTGGATGCTTGGTTTACAAGGGTATAGCTATTTTAACGATATTCCAGAAGCAATCAAGACAAAGATTGAGGAACTGACAACCGACTATATCAGAAACCATGCTAAAGATGAGCCAAACGGTTCAACATGGGATGTTGAGAGCAGAACAGAGCTTGAAGAGTACATCCGTTCTCTTGGTGGCGACCCTAGTGTAAGCTATGAAGCGTATGTGTTCAGAGAAAAAGACTTACACGCTTGGAAAGCGAATGCTAACGGTATTGACTTACACTATAACTGGTGGACAGATTCTATGAAACCTACAGTTGATGTGGCATTAAAGGGTGTGAACTATGGTCATGCTGATGCATATGTATATGGCGCACAAGGAATTAGAGCTTATGTTGATGAAAACGCTTCCTATAGAGCTTATATCTCACAGTATGAGAGAAGTGACGGAAATTATTACTTTACATTTATGAATTATCACCAAAAAGGACCTACTAATATATGGAACTATAGGTTGAAAGGTTTACAGAACAACCGTAACTTTGACTGCGGTGTAAAACTGTGTGAACTCATGCAAGTGCCGTATTCACCACAAGTAGGTAATCAGAGTACACCAATCGGATTCAGTGCATGGGCGGGTATCAACTATGCAGGAAATTACACTTTAAGTTACACTAATGAGGTAGGTTGGAAACACGTGAAAAAACGTGGTGATTGGTGGGATGATGAAAACAGCGATATCGTAAGAAGTCCTGTTCCTGATAACCAGTGGAACGATATTTATGCAAGTAACAAAGCTGTGTTTATATGGATGTTACGTTACTACGCTAGTTTAAGAGATGTGTGGAACAGGCACCAATATTTAAGTGAATATAATTTGAAAGACAGCTACACGGATGAACGTTTCGCTATTCCTAGTATGGCTATGATGTTAAATATCGCTAATAAAGTAGGTGCTTACTACACCTCATTAAGTGAAATGGGATTCAGTAACTATGGCATTGGTGCAACTTTAGACGATGTTTTAACAAAACTCAACTGGAAAGCGTCTGCAACATTTAATGTTGGTTCTGCTATGAAAGTGGCGAACGACCTTCCTACATGGACATTTACTAAGAGCGGTAACATGAAAATATTCCCTGTTAGCTCAACGCAAATGGTGTGTGAATTCTACCCTAATAAAACCACATTTACTTACAGATGCTTATATATCAAAGATAGCGACACAGAAATGCATAGGACAGATTGGGTTAATATTACACCTACAACGACTGACTATGTAAGCATGGATATTGCAGAGGGAGTTGTTAATAGTAGTGTGAAAGCAATTGCAAGTAAAGTGCCTATTTATCATGAGCTTATTATTGACTTAAATAAGAATGATAATAACGTGGCAGGATTGCCAAGTGATGTAGGTGACTACTATCGACTGAAAGTTACGGGTCATAGACCTAATAACAGAGTAGAGATTAATGACATTTCTAGCGGTAATATTTGGGTGAACCATTATAGTAGAACAGATGATGTTTTGCAGAAGTGGTATAAGATTCAAGCGAACCCTTTAGAGTAATATAAAATTAAGAGTAACAAGGTAGTACTTACCTTGTTGCTCTTTTTTGTGCTATAATAAAATGCATAGAAGTGAACAGAGCATAGTTAGGTGGTAAGACAGCAATTCTTTACAGAAGTGAGTGAACACGAAGTGTGAATGTAGCGCAAATTTAGGTGAACGTAGTGCGACAGCACGAAGTGGAGTAGTG